CAGAATCATCATGATAATCATAATAACCATTAGATAACAGAGTAACTTTAATTAAACCAGATTTAACGTAAGATGATAAAGTAACTCTTGAAACTTTAAGTAATTTGAGAATTTCTTTGGATCGCATTATTGCAATTATAATAAATAAATTTATATACTTTTATATGGATTTACTACCCTGATTATACCGAATTTATTGAGGAATATAATTAGATAATCATAAAATATTATCAATAAATAATAAAAAAATTATTATTTATTGATTAAAAATTATTTACAAGATGAATCAATAAACGATACTATCACATTTAGAAATAATAAATTCTTCCGTAAGAGTCGGAATCACTTCAGTTTTAAAACGATCAATCATATTTTTAAGTGTTTGACCTTTTGTAATTTCAGCGTCTTTGACAAATTCGCGTGCTTCTCGATTCATAAAAATATACAGTTGTTCTGCATATAGAGTACACATTTTTCTTAATATTTCATATTCATTCTCGTCTGTACAATCTTCAATATTCGGATTTCCCATTTCTTTCATTTTATCCTGATTTTTTTTGTAGGAAGTCATTATTGTATTTAATAATGGACATAAATGCATAGAAGTTAATTTAATATTTGAAGTATATCGTTGTTCATACAAATAACAAATTGTAGTAACCAAATTATTAATTTTTTCACGTTGTCTATTATATTTATCGAGTTCATCCATATCATCCTGATCAAGCTCGGCAATACTTCTAATATTTGCCTCTTGGATTGAATTAAATATCATATCCCTGCATTTTTTCAAAAAACAGTTTCCAATAGTTGGGGAAACACTGCCAGTATTTTGGCCAATGGTTTCTTGTTTACATGGTATCAAAACACATGCTGCACTAACAGAATTTAATAGATGCATGTAATTTTTAATATTTTGTTCACTTATGACAAAATTTGATAATATTTCTTGCGCAATTTCTTCTATCATTTCGATATTTTGCGCTTTTATAATAATATTTCGAAGTTGTTCTTTTACTTTTGAAATATTATCTACCGTTAAACTATTAAATAATTGGCGAATATTTATAGATAATGTATCACATGCTTCAGTTGTTCTTTTGCGACTAATAAGATGCGGCGGAACAGTAATATTGGGTATGCTCAATCCATCAATTGGTTGTACTTTACTATCCTTAAGCGCGAGCAATTGTTGAACACTGATTTTAGCTGTCGATATTTGCGTATTTCGATATATCGGTTCAGAATTGATCATCGTTATTGGAAATAACTATTTAATCTTTAAATTATTTAACAAAAATAGCAGTTCTATAAATTTATTTATCAATTTTTTTATTATGGCTCTCTAAAAATATATGAGAATGCATATATTTTTACGAGACTTTTTCATATAAATATATACATTTTCATATTTTTTAAGGGTGCGGCATATTGACATCACGTTTAATTAATGATAATTTTATATATAGATTAGTATTATCACAACATGGATAAGAAATCAGGAGGTACAACCAAAAAAATAATAAAAAAACAAAAATCCAAATTAAAAAATATACCAAATAATGCGAATGATTGTGATTTAGAAATTGATGATAATGAACATGTTATTGGAATAGATTTAGGAACTAGATTTTCGTGCGTTAGTGTATGGAGAAATAAACGTTTTGAAATTATATCTGATCAATTTGGTAATAGGACTGTACCAAGTGTAGTAGCTTTTTATAAATCTGCTAAATTAGTGGGACATAATGCGTTATCCATGAAAGATGTTAGTCCTGGTAATACTATTTATGACATTAAACGAATTATTGGTAGAAGAATGGATGATCCGGTTATTGAACAAATTAAAAAATTAATTTCTTATGATATTATCGATGATGAAAGTAATTATCATAATATTTTAGTACAACTTGATAAAAAGGATACTAGTGTTACGCACAAAAATATATATCGTCCAGAAGAAATTTGTGCACAGATATTAATAGAAATAAAACGAATGGCAAGTAATTATCTTCATAAAAATATTACTAAGGCTGTTGTAACTGTTCCGGCATATTTTAATGATGCGCAACGACAAGCCACCCTCGATTCTGCAAAAATTGCCGGTTTGGATATTTTAAAAATTATTAACGAACCAACGGCAGCGGCACTCGCATATGGTTTAGGAAGTAAACAGTGGAAAAAAAAAACTGGTGGTAATATTATTATATACGATCTTGGTGCCGGAACACTTGATGTTTCTCTTATGAACATTTCAAAAGGAGTTTTTAAAACATTAGCTGTAGGCGGAAATACACATCTCGGAGGAGAAGATATTGATTATCTTATTATGAATCATGTACTTATTGAATTCAGAAAACAAAATAAGATTAAAAATTTAAAAATAAGTAAATTGGCGCAAATAAAATTAAAAAATTCTGTTGAAAATGCTAAAAAAATTCTTTCTACCAATGATAAGGCTGTTGTATGTGTTGATGATTTTCATAATGGCAAAAAATTGTATCATGTCATAACGAGAAGTTTTTTTGAAACCATCTGTAATGAATTATTTATTATGTGTATGAAACCATTGTGTGATGTATTAGAAAGTGCTGGTTTAACCAAACATGATATTGATGATGTTATATTAGTAGGCGGCTCCACCAGGATACCCAAAATTCAGAAATTAATTTTGAATTTTTTCCAAAACACCAATATAAAAAATGTCACAACGACATTAAATCCGGATGAAGTGGTTTCAGCTGGTGCATCTATATACGGTTATATTATAACCCATAAAGAAGATCCATTTTCAGATAATTTAGTTTTATTAGATATTACACCATTATCTTTGGGAGTGGAAACATTACAAAAACAAATGACTATTATTATTCCACGTAATACAACCATACCAACTAGCAAAACAAGTATATTTTCTACGGATAGTGATGATCAGGATACTGTTAGTATTAAAATTTTTGAAGGTGAAAGAAAATTAACAAAAAATAATTTCCATGTCGGCACATTTGATCTCACTGGATTCGAAAAAGGACCACGCGGATATCCTACTATTAAAATAACTTTCAATATCGATATTAATGGTATACTTCATGTTACTGCTCACGAAAAAAGATCGGATGTTCAAAATAGTATCAAAATAACATCTACTTGGGGTGCTAAAGGCCGAATGTCCCGAAATGAAATTGATAGTGTTATTTTAGAAGCTGAAAAAAATGAAGAAGTTGATACAATATATTCCCTTAAAATTGGGTTATTGCACAAAATAAATAATATATGTAATTCGATCATGCTTAATCTCAAGGATGATGCATATGCGCTCACGAAATCAGACAAAAAAGTAATTAGAATGGATGTTAAAAATAATTTAAATTGGATAAAGGATAAGGATTTATCAGATTTACCAGTGGATGAATTAGAGAAAAGAAATGAACGCCTAAGTAAAACATATGCCCCATTAATTGCACAAGTTAACAAAAAAAATGATTGTTTCAAAGACGGCAACATCGTGTCAAATACTGCCGAGATTCATGGCGATGATGATGATAATGAAAATTTACAACAATATGAAAAAATCCAGTTACCCAATGATCCATCCGAATATGAAAAAGAAGAAACCAAAGCCCTTAAAAAAACTATTTCTGATTTATGTAATAATATTATGACGGTAGTAAATAATCCAGTTAGTAAATTCATGGATGAAGATATTGAATTAGTAACAGATTATCTTGGTAGTGTTCAAATTTGGCTATATACTACAAATGCTAGTACTACTATTGAATTTGTTGCCAAAATAAATGAAATTAATAAATTTACTGAAGATATTATGAAAAAATATGAGGATAAAAAAATATTTGAAAAAAATGATAATTTTACCATGAGGGATGAACTCCAATTAACATGTTTAACTCTTAATTATTCGTTGAAATCAAATTATTTTTCTTTAAAAGAATCAGATGTAAACAAATTAATGAAAGTAATAAATGAAACAATGATTTGGCTAATATCACATCAAAATGAGGAAAATCATTTCTATCAGGAAAAAATAAACGAGATAAGTGACTTGTGTAATTCTATTTATCATGGCATGCATAAAATGAAAATTTTAGAAACCATCAATATTGCAACCGATGATGACGACGATGATGACGATATCAATAATACAGTACAGGAAATTCCAAAAGGAAATAGTATCAATGAAAATATTGATTCCCTAATTAAAAATCTTCCAGACAAATTAATAAAAAAAAACAATACTGCACACCATAGGAAAAAATCAAATTCGGAAAATGATGTTCTTCTCAAAATAGATATTAATAAATTAAATTCTGGCACTATTCTAAAATACAAAAATATAGAACATCACTACAGATAATGTGTTATATATTATTAACAAACAATCTATGTTATCAATATATAATGGAACAATTAATAGAAAGACTAAACCATATTAATATTTTTTTGGATATAATTCAATTAGAAAAAAGAACTGATATAGAAACAAAAATAAATCCTCAAATTACAAAAATTGATGATATTATCACTGAAATAGAAAATAAAATATCATGCCATACATTAACCAAAGAGGAATTCCAAAAATTGCAAGTGGAAAATAAGAAAACAAAAATAATATCAAAATCATTATTTCCATATTATTGGGCTCTTAATGAAAACATGGAAAATTTAACAAACTAATTATTATCTACTATGTAGCAGGTTAACCCTACTATATTCATAATGTATTAACGTTTGTAATAAACATGTCATGCGTCTAAATGTGGTGGGTCTTGCTTTTTTTATCATACAAATAGCATCAATTAATGACATATTATGATATTTCATTAAATAAAATGCAACTACGGATGCTGATCGATGGTGCCCTCTTTTACAATGAACTAAAATTGGTTTGTTTTCGCAAATAGCCTTATATATAATATCGGCACCATCTTCAATCATTTGTATAAAATTTTTATAGCACGCATTTATATCAGTAATTGGTAACGTTTGATAATGAATAAAAGGAAATTTATTTTCGATGTCACTTGTTGCATTGATAATATATTTGATTCGTTCACTCGTCACAAAATTAAAATCGTGGGCAGCATGTATATTTCCCAACCAAACAGATCCAAAAATTATATTCGCATCAGCTTCATTAAAATTGGATTGTGGTGTATGGGTGATAATATTATTGATTTCTTTAATGAATTCCCCTAATTTTTTCTCTTGTCCATTTAATTGTTTAAAATTCCATATATTATCACACATTATAATAATTTAATATTATATTTTATACAATATTAAATACAATATTAAAAATTTATTTAACGTGGTACTGGTACTGACGCTATGTTTTTATTATTAAGATTTGTTTGGCAATTTTTACAATTATTTAGTCCTGCTTCCAGTATTTTATTACGTTGTTCAATTTCTTGAGAAACTTGTTTTGATAAATCATTTAGGTCTTGCAAATTTTTTAACAATATTTTAGGATCAATTGATTGGAGTATATTTGACATTATCCCTATATATATTAAAAAGAATTTAGATAAAAAATATACCCAAAAAAAAAGTAACACAATAATTATTTCATTATGTTATTAGCGAGAGTTTTTATATTAGGATCAGTAACAATTTGTCGAATATAATTTGTTTCGCTAGATAATTCCTTAATATTTTTTTCTAGTTGGATTTTTTGGGAACCCAATTTATTAAATCTTTCGGTTAATGCTTCAATTAATTTTTTTATTTCATTATTTAATTTTGTGGATGTTTCACTGAATGCAATATTTTGTGAAAATTTCTTTGTATCAATGCTATTGTATAAATTAATATTTTCTTGAATAGCTTTTTGAACATCATTATTTATTTTGATAAGTTTGGACATATCAGCATTAGCACTAACATTAGCTCGTTTATATGTAAATGCATTGAGTAATAACAGTAAATTATAGGTCGAATTTATTAGCGGCTCATCAATAACTTGGTACTTATTAATAAATGAATTAAAATAATTAATGCCTCCATTTATAAATTGTTGAAGTCCATCCATATTTTTAAATCTAGCATCTTTCGTGACTCCATTGGCTAGTGATATGATAAATTCATACAAATTTTTGTAAAATGCATGATCTCTCTTAAAATCACCACTAATTTTAAATAATTTAGTAAGATCTAATTCATTATCTGTTAAGTATTTTCCAATAATTGGTGCGCATTCAGTTCCCTCCTTTGGAAATAATTGATCATTTTGGCTCAAATAATGAAGCATACATTTTGTTCCAATTTTATCTCCATTTCCTAAATCCAAAACTACATCTTTGGCAGTAGTATCAAATTTTGTTTCATCAACAGTTTTAAATTTAGATAGGTGCTCCTTAATCTCTGCTAGGATATCATCAGTATCTTTGTTAGTGGTACTAGAAATAACAGTAGCTTCTTCTGTTATTGGATTCTTTTCTTTTATTGAAGCTAAAATATTTTTTTGTTTAGATACTGAAATATTTTTTGATGTTGGAGATACCGATTTTGATGCGGTAGTTTCTGTTACTGTTTTGGATACAGTTGGTTCTGATTTTACGCTTAAAATATCGGTACCAGTATCATTTTTTGTTACAATAGCTCGCGTTGCATTTTTATTCCTAATATTTTGACTAAGTATTTCTGCTGATTTTTCTTTAGATGTCATAAGTATATTTCTTAAATTAGTTAGCAAATTTATATTTTTTAATAAAACTTCTCATTGTATTGAACCCATTTTTTATATGTTATTTAAATTCTTTAATAAGTTACTATTTATTATTGGTTAATAATGCAATCAATAATAAATGTTTAAACGTTACTAATTATTTAGTTTGATGTAGATGCTTTCGCTGATACTCCTTTTTTAACTGGAGTTGATTTACCAGTTGATCCTTTCTTTGGTCCTGATGATCCACGAGAGCTAGATTTTTTATTGGATGATTTATTGTTTGTTATTTTTTGGGATGCTTTACCCGATGATTTGCCACTTGATTTTGCATTTGTTGTCTTAGATTTTTGTGTTTTCTTTTTTGGGCTAGATTTAGTAGCAGCTTTCTTGGAACGGAGAGTTTTGGCACCACCAATTTGTTCTGGTACTGGTACTTTTTTAATTTTATTTCTATAATGGTAAACAATAGTTTTTTTCTTATTGGTTTCTTTATCAGTTATTACTAATTTTTGTGGCTTCGGTAATTTTAGTCTTGAAGCTTCATAACCATAAATTTTTCTGGCACTACCACGTGTTGATTCGCGTAAATAAATTGTTGTTGATTGTTTTGGTGGAGTTTTTCCTTCAACTTTCATTTTTTGAAGCATTTTGGTGAATCCTTTACTGGCTGCTTGCTTGGGGGTATCACCAGTATATCTGCCATATGATCTTCCCGTTTTGGCATCAATTAGTTTGAAATATCTATCATTTTCTTTAGCTGATCCGCGACCTTTCTTGGCTGTTTTGGAACCTTTTGTTTGTTTAGTAGTAGCCGCCTTTTTTCCACGACCTTTGGATCCTGCTCCTCTTTTTGCTGCAGTTTGGGGTGTCTTGGATTTGCTTCTCGATGGTGCGGGTTTTTTACCACCTTTGAGATTATTTTTTGTATTTTTTCCTTGTTTTCCACCATCTTCACTCATTTCTGACCCACTATTTTCTGCGTCGTCTTCTGCTTCACTTTGGACTTCTTTGCTTTTACTATTCTTCTTGCCTCCCTTTACATTTTTGCTTTGTTTTTTATTATTATTCATTTCTGATCCGCTATCCATATTTTCTTCATTGTCACTTTGAACTTCTTCGGTTTTGTTGTTTTTCCTTCCACGAGTTGACATCTGTTATCCTGATCTTCTATGACTAGTTTATTTTTATATCATTTTTGAAAAAATCTAATAGGTCGATGAAAAAAAAAAATTTAGACAAGCTTGGCACCATTTTTTAGAAAAAAAATTTTATGTTAAAAAAAAACCAGTACAAAAATGCTCTTGTTTTGATTATGATAATAAAAAAATGGTGTGGTTGCGTATTTGGCGTCGATGTGCATTTTTGCGTAAAAAAAAATGTACTATCGAATCCCAAATGTACTTTATGTGGTTGCGCATTTTTAGTGCTGGAATTTTTGACTTGGATATGAATTATTAAAAAAAATTATTAGTATAAATTAAATGGTAGAAAACAATTACGGTATCAGAGAGATAAAAAATCAGCATCTTAAGAATACCTATAAAAAATATACAGATCATATCATAAACTTCGAAAAACATATCAAAAAAATATTTAATGATTGGGTTATCGATATTAATAGTAGAAATTACATTTTGCAACAATTAGATACAATGATACGATCAATGATCAAGATATATAATAACAATTTGGTAAAAATTTATAAAGAATACGGCAGCACCTACGATTCTGATACGCAAACTGAAGATAATAACAAAAATACAAGCATCCAAAATTATAATTCTGTTCATAGAAATATTTACGAGGGATTAAATATGATGGAATTATTAGAAAATATTAACGAAGCAAAAAATAATCCCTTTTACGAAATAAAACTCGAACTTTTATCACTTTGTAAAGATAATGGATTTTTTTCCATGGATGATTTCTTTAAACTTTACATCAATGAACAATATACCTATTTATTGGACAAAAATGATGTCGAACTTTTTGAGCTCTACAATAAGGTATTCGTTGCATTAAATATCAGAATTGATAAATATATCAAAAAAAATAATAACACTGTATCACCTAATTATAATAATAAATTTATTGTCACCAAAAGTTCCAGTAAATATGATAGTTTAATAGAAAATACATGTAATATAACTATTATTATTGAGAGCTTACCAGTTAAATTTACTTTTGAAGGATACATTTCTACAGATTCATTAAATGCATACATTAGAACCTCACAAATATATTCTAAATATTTGTTTAATGTAAGAACGGAATCCAAAAATATTATTAAAAATAATTATCCACAAATCGATGGTAATTTTTACACCAAATATACAAAATTAATAAATAGCAGTTGTTATTTTGTCAATAATTCCGAACAATTAGTCGAAAAAATAGTGGCTGATTATAATATATTCAATGATTTGAGTAATAAACACATCAATTTCATCATGAAAGAATTTGTTCATTCTGATGTTAAAACAATGTTTAATATTATCAATTTATTATTAATGGGAAATGACCAAAATATTAGTAATGCATTCTTTCTTTTCAATGTGTTAAAAGATAAAAAAATTAGTGGCGTAACATTATGCGATATTATTTATCATAATTTGTCATTTTATTCACAGATCAAACTTAAAAAAAGTTCTAACTTGCTCAAAAATGAACTAGCCAAATTAAAAACTTTAACACCAGAAAATGTTTTACTGGAGAAAAGACTTGCCACACTAGTAAATATGCCAGATAATGTTAAAAGTTATATTTTAGAAAAAATAAATGAAATTAAATCCGGCGAAAATAATTATAAATTACAAATGGCGATTAATGGATTAATGCAATTTCCGTGGAAACCAAAAGATTCCAAAAATGATTTTTCGGATATTAAAAAATCAATGTCTAAATCCAGGGCCTATTTACAAAATGTAGCAAAAAATTTAGATGAAACAGTATACGGACACGAAAATAGTAAAAAAGTTTTAATAGAATTAGTCGGTAAATGGATTCAAAACCCAGAATCAACAGGACAGGTTATTGGTTTGGTTGGTCCACCAGGTATTGGCAAAACATTATTAGCTAAAAGTATTAGTACTGCACTTAATATACCTTTATCAATTGTTGGTTTGGGAGGAATGAGCGATTCGGCTGATTTAATTGGTCACAGTTTTACATACGCTGGTGCACAATATGGAATGATTGTCAGACAAATGATTAAAGCAGGTAATTGGCGTTGTGTTATGTTTTTTGATGAAGTAGACAAGGTCTCCAAAAGAAATGATACAAATGAAATTTATAATACGTTAATACATATTACGGATACTAATATGAACCAACATTTCCAGGACAGATTTTATTCTTCATCAATTGAATTTGATCTGAGTGGTGTTTTAATTGTTTTTTCCTACAATGATTCAAGTAAATTGGATCCTATTTTATTGGATAGAATTAAAGAAATTAATATTTCGGCATATTCTACACAGGAAAAAATAACAATCGCACAAAATTATATGCTCAAAGAACTTTGTACCAATATTGGTTTTAATAGAAGCAAAATAGATATTAATGATACTGTTATAAAATATATTATCGAAAAATACACTCTTGAAGCAGGAGTTCGTGAACTCAAGCGAAAATTAGAACAAATATTGCTTAAACTCAATATTGATCGATTTTATATGAGAGGCCCATTCCGCGAATTAATGAGGAAAAAATATATGGAAATAAATACATTCGAAACAAAAAATAACTTTATTGAATCTGATGAAATATCAGAAAATAAAGCCACTGGATTAGCGCCATATGTAAAATACAAAAAAAGTAAAATAGAGGAACATTTAGATGAAGAAATTTTAAATAAAATTTTTAATTTGGATTTTGAAGAAAAAATTATTATAGATCACGAACTTGTTCATAAATATTTGGATAAACCAACATTATTGGTTGAAGAAATACATAAAAATAATTTGATTGGTGTCGTAAATGGATTATATGCTACTACTTTCGGTATGGGCGGTATCATACCAATACAAATTTATAAAAATTATATCGGTGGTTCTAGTGATGGAACAAACCTTAAACTCAAATTAACAGGTAATCAAAAACAAGTTATGCGCGAATCAGTAGTATGCGCATTGACTACAGCAATTAATATTTTAAATAATAAAACAAGGGACAGCATAATGGAAAATTTCCCGTACGGATTCCATATACATGCTCCAGATGGTGGTACACCAAAAGATGGTCCATCTGCGGGTTGTGCATTTACCACAGCATTTGTTTCTGTATTATTAGGAAAAAAAATTAGTAAAACAATTGCAATGACAGGAGAAATTGAACTTACTGGTAAAATTAGTAAAATTGGTGGGCTTGATACTAAATTAGCTGGAGCCAAAAAAGCTGGTGTCAGATGTGTTTATATTTGCGAAGAAAATAAAGAAGATTATGATAATATTAAAAAGAAAAGCCCAGAATTATTTGATAACACATTCGAAATAAAAATTGTTGATCATATTTTAGATATTGTGACAGATCCAAATGTTATCGTGGATATTGACCAAAGCGATTTTGATACTGTTATGTTGGCCGAGTACAAAAACAGAAAAGAATTAAAAAACAACGAGATTTAATTTGCTAACATCAGATGTTAATCAAAAGAACAAAGTGAATGCAGATTACATCCTCAAATTTAATAAATTTATTAAAATTTTTTCTGATTCTTCCGATGACTCATTTAGTTTTATCAAAAAACCCATATTTGATAATAAATTGTTATCTTCATTGAATATGCCATAAATTCGACCACTATTATTTAATCCAATTAGTTTGATTATTGGCTCGACACCAAACTCTTTTGTATGCTGCAAAAATATTTCATTAATATATTCATCAGCACTTATTTTTTCAGCAACTATTTTTTTGGTACAGTCAATGATGTCTTTGATGATATTAATTTTATTATCATCAAATATTTCAATATTTGGATTATTTTTATCAATCTCATCTTTATCTAATACGATCATGGCAGCAAATGCTAATTTTTCAAAATTTTCTCTGTATGTACTCCAAATACTTAGCACTTCTTTCAATGCTAATTCTTTTGGCCTACAACTAAAAATGCATTCGTACATATATTCAATATTTATTTCATTTTCTTTTTCTTTTTCTTTTTTTTTTTCTTTTTTTTTTATGCATGGATAATTTTATTTTGGAAGTATCAACCGGCTTTGCATATAAATGTGTATTAAAATTATTTTTTCGCAACATTTTTTCAAGATCTTGAAAAATTTTAGTAGGATTGTGTTTAAGCCATGCTTGGGAAGCAGCAATAAAGTATCCTAAATTGTGATACTGATCTGCTACAGTTAAATTATGATAACAAATTTGTTTCTTTGTCTCATTTTTTTCTGGATTCACTATATTTATTCTAATCATGATTAATGCCTGTAATTAATTATGTAATCTGTTACATATTTAATAGGCTTCTATAATTTTTATAAATTCAATTTTTTATTAAAAGGATTGGCATATAGGAAAATTTTTCCAATAATATATTTTTTGTTAAATTCGATAAAAATTGAATTTATAAAAATATATTAAAATGCGCTTTGAATGGATATAAAGATATAATTGATATAATCAGTTACTACTTAAACGGTAGGATGCTAAAACTTAGTGAATTGTTATTGACCGGTTTAAAAAACATAGAAGACCTAGAAAAAGGCAATTATACAATAAAAAAAACCAAACCAAAATTAAAAATTGATTTCTCTGAACTATTAGAATTGGAGAAGGATACAAATCATGATGATTTATTGGATCATGATGATGATATGGATTCGGAATTTGATGAAATTTTAATACCAGACAAGGACGATATTTTCAATAAAAAAGAAATCAAAATAAATATTTCTAATAATGTTTCAATTGTTAATATGTTTCCTAATGCACTCTTGTTAGAAGAATCTGTTTTTAATAAGACCGACAAGGCAGACGAAAATGAAATCCAACCAGCCGAACCCATTGATGAAGAAGAAGATATTTGGGATATTTTAAATAAAATAAAAAATGAAAATAATTCCGAATCATTGGATAATTTGACAACAGATACTGATATCCAATCGGAAACTCCAAAAACGGATATTGATGGAAATAATGAAGATAATGGCGATGAACCAAAAATTAAAATATGTGTTGGTTGCAAAGCAAAAGGAACATTGATTGTGGATCAATCAACCAGTGTTGTTGTATGTTCGGAATGTGGTATGATTAATGAAGAAATGTTTGATCATGGACCAGAGTGGAGACAATACAATAATGATGATAATCGTGGTGAAGGGGTAAATCGATGTGGATGTCCTTCCAATTTTTTCTTTCCAAAATCTTCACAAGGTACTATTATGGCTGGATCAAGTAACAGTCGACTAAAAAGAAAACAAAAATGGAATTCAATGGTCTACAAAGAAAGAAGTTTAAATTCTGTTTTTGAGTATATTTCTCAAATTTGTTCTAAAAATAATATACCCAAAATTATTGTTGATTCAGCCAAAATTTTATACAAAAGATTAAGCGATTGTAAACATAAAACTGGTATTAATGCTGGCAAACAAATTATTATTCGTGGTGAAAATAGACTTAGTATTATTGCTGCATGTGTATTTAAAGCATGTGAGATGAATAAAAATCCGCGTAATGATAAAGAAATTGCTAGTTTTTTCAAATTGGATGAAAAGAAAGTAACCAGAGGAAAAAAACAGTTCGAAAGAATTATGAAAAATGCGGATACTAGCACATTTTTGGATAATTTTAATACAAACACAGCTGAAGATTATATTAGACGTCATTGTCCTAAATTAAAAATTAATAAAATTAATACAGAGGTAGCCGTTAGAATTGCTCACAATTGTTCCAAAATGAAATTGGCATCTGATCACAATCCTCAATCAGTCGCCGCTGGATCAATATTGGTTATGGTACAATATTATGATTTGAATATCGATAAAAAAGACATAGCTAAATTATTTGTGACATCAGATGTAACAATTGGTAAAATATATCATAAAATTCAGCCATACGTTGATGCATTAATAGATAATGCAGCTACTGAACATCTTATCAAAAAATTCAGAATTAATGGGTAGATAATAAAAAATTGAAAGAGATTTTGTAATTAATAAATTTGTTATTAAAATATATTTAATACCAAATATATTAATGTCTGTCAAACCAACTTCAGAACCGGATATTGATTCAGATGATGAAACGGATAGTGATGATGATGGTTTATCACTCCCAGTAAAATTTATGGATGAAGATGATGAATCCGACGATGATGAAGTCATTATCCCAAAAAAACACAGCATAAAAAAATCATCTTCATTACCAAATAAATATGTTGAATCGATTATTGGTAATAGGTCATTAACAAATTATATTTTTGCTGATACCAATAATTATTCTTTCAAATCATGGAAAGAATGTTTTCCTGATGGCAAAGTTAAACTTAGATCTTTGATATTTAATCCAGCATGGAATGATTTTTTCACAATAGTGGAAAATAAAAAATATTTTCAGGGTATGGAACGTATATTATCTGAATATTTATTAAAAAAAGAAGATACAATTTTACCACATGCTGAACTAGTATTTAATGCTTTTAATGTATTATCACCAAAACAAGTAAAAGTAATAATTATTGGTCAGGATCCATATCCTGGCGCCAATAAAATAAATAATAAAATGATTCCACAAGCAATGGGATTTAGTTTTTCTGTACCATTAAATTATCCAAAACCACCATCTTTACATAATATTTATGATAATCTATTGACATTTAATCACATTAGCGAAATTCCAAGTGGAGGATGTTTATCGGCATGGGTATTACAGGGATGTTTTCTGATGAATGCTTCGTTTACTACATTATTTACAAAGAAAAATGTCCATAAAGCTATTTGGAAAGATTTCACTGATGATCTACTGACATATTTTAATGATAAATTCGAAAATCTAGTTTTTGTAGTTTGGGGTGGTGAGGCACATAGATTGTGTCAAAATATTGATCCATATCGACACCATATTATCACAAGTTCTCATCCATCTCCATTGGGTTTTGATAAAACACTAACTGGATTAACATATGGTAAAGTAAAAAATTTCAAAGATAGACAACAAGTTTCCTATCCATCATTTAAATCAACTGATCATTTCGGTAGAATTAATAATTATTTGAAATCAGTCAAAAAAAAAGAAATTATTTGGGACCTCGTAAATGTTTATTAACAAAAATACAATCTGAGAGATGTTATTCGAAGATTTGCAAGAATCTGATGAATACAATCTGAAAGATGTTATTCGAAGATTTGCAAGAATCTGATGAATACATTATGTTTTATTAAAAAAAATTTTTCTCTATATGCTATCGTTCATGATATAGAATAATATTTATAATAATATTCTATATACACTAATAATGGCCAATGAACTTTCCAATACGGTGACAATTTTTCTATTGTATTTATTTATTTTTTTAAAGTATGTATTTTTTTCGGAATATCTTTTTGATATACAATTTTTTGTATCTAATTTGTTAATGCTATTATTAACTTTAATGAATTTACTTGCTGATCGGTTAAGCGACAAATTAAAGGACATTGGTAAATTTTTGGGACACACCATGTTTATTTCCGTTTGTTTTTCAGTAGTATCCGGATTTATTTCATTAATTTATAATATCGTATTTGTTTATGGTTTTGTTAATACGATAGTTGCTGTTTATTTTTTGTCTACTTTTTTGATGAGTAGTATAATTAATATGTTCGCAAGACAACTGATTGAATCAATTTCGCAGTCAAATATTGGTAGTAAATTTTTAGATTTATTGAATTATTATTATAATACATATATTGTATCCAAAAAAATTTATGAGAGGGTAAAAATATTTTTAAAGAAAATAGCGAGAAATTATGTATTATTTTATTGTAAAATCATAATGAATAAATTTATAAAAATTAATAATGAACTATCGGACAATCAACAATCAAAATTAATAAAATCAAAAATAGATAATAAATGTTCCAGTACCAAAAATTATATAATTGAACAAATTGTCCAACCATATTTTATTAGATCTTTTCAGGCAGCTTTAGAGAAAGATGTTTTCGAAATGCCATTCAATCCGAATATGGGTTTGTACACAAATAATAAGATAGACACAAAAATAGTTAAACCTATAGGAAACCAGTATAAAACCACTTTACCTAGTAACAATATAGATATGAATTTTTTGGGGAATAATAAAATAATCGATGATAGCATGGATGATTTGGACGATAATGATACAGATTTAGATAATTCATTAAAAGTTTCCGAAGAACAAATTAAAGACGCTGAAAAATTGGATAATGAACTTAATCGGGAATTATCGGAAAAATCAAAAGAATTAACTCCTGAAGAAAAGAAAAATGCTCTACGCAAAAAAGTAGCCGAAAAAAAGGCAGCCAGAACAGCTGGTCGTGGTCAACAAGCAAAACAAAATATGTCTAATATTATGGCTATGCCTGGCATGAATGAAATGTTTGAAACAATGCTACAAGGTGATAATTTAGAAAAAATAATGAAACAAATGCCACAAAATAATGTATCTATGCAAATGCCGAATATTGACGCAAATCAGATGAAACAAATAATGCGATCTATAAATAAAAAGAAATAAAACCATAAGTTATCATATATTACTAAAAAAAATAATTGAAATTTATTTCTTATTAATAATTATTAATAAAGAATAAATATTATCATGTTTAACCAAATATCCAAAACAAATTAGTGAAAAAAGAAATTAAGATTAAAAAATTGATATTTTTAGTACATGGATGGATTATTAATAATCTAATAAAAAATATCAAGCCATGGGTCAAAGTAATTCTCAAAGTTCTGAGGATAATATATCATTCGATAAACAAGATGGCACAAATAAAAATAACAAATTATCGGAAAAAGAATTAGCCGATATTAAAATTTTTAAATCTGCCATCATTCAGGGAAATTTAAAAGTTTTCAAATATATGGTATCAAAAGGTATTGATGTTCATTTGGATAATGAATTTGCTTTTAAATACGCTTGTGCACACGGATACCTAAAAATAGTTAAATTTATATTTAATAAAGGAATTGATATCGACATTTGCAATAAATATGGTTTAAAAAATTCAACTGAAGGAGGTCATATTGATGTGGTTAATTTTTTACTAGCAAAAAAAAATATTTCAATAAGTGATAATATTTTGATTAATACCGCTACGCGTGGTCACGTTGAAGTTGTTAAAATATTACTAAAACACGATGTTAATTTGCATGCTAATAATGATTGTGCATTACGGTGGGCAGCGGAATCAAACCATATAGATGTTGTAAAAGTTTTATTGCATGCTGGTGCGGATATACATGCGGATAATGATTATGTTATTAACATTTCCAAAAGATATGGATATACCGAACTTGAGAAATTATTTGAAACACTAATTTAAAACACTAATTTGAAACACTAATTTAAAATAATATGCTTGGGCAAAATATTTAATTTATTGCAGAAAAAAATATATATAAATGCGTGCATTTATACATATTTTTTAGGGTAGCTATTTTTGTTAAAAAAATTGAATAATTATTAAATATTATAAAAATAAGATATATTTAGAATAATAGTATCAACTAATAATGGCAAAAAGAAGTATTGAATTAGAAGATGTGACTTCGAAGTATGACCCAGAGCCATTTTTCTCATTATTAGATTTATTTTTCGAAAGGAACAAACAGGTTCTAGTAAAGCACCACATAGATTCCTTTAATCAATTCATCGAAGAAATTATACCAAGCATTTTACAAAACAATGATAATATTATTTCGGAAAAAACAACCGAAAATAAAGTTATCAGATATAGGCTTACCTTCGATGATCTGGGAATTAAACCACCAACATTGGATAACGATGAAGGATTAATGTATCCATTAGATGCGATACAAAAAAATTTAACATATTCATCCAAGTATACAGCAACTATTACCCAATGGCAAGATATTGTTGATATCAATACGGGTGAAACAGATACCAAAATGATTGGTACACCAGAAAAAGATGTGCCCATAGCAAAGATTCCAATAATGGTTGGAAGTAAATATTGTAATCTTACACTTAAACCGGATCTTTCCAGAAAACATTGTAAATATGATGCGGGTGGATATTTTATTACACTTGGTAGCGAGAAAGTAGTTTTGTCGGTTGAAACAATTATTCATCGCAAGCCATTGGTTTTCACTCAAAAAGATCAAAATACTATTGTTTATTATGTACGAGTACAATCCAGACCAGCAACACAATTTGTTGGCAACATGCAAGTTTTCACAGTAAGAATTAAAAAAGATAATTCTATTATACTTTCAATACCACAATTCAAAGAAATTTCAATATTTACATTGATGAGAGCACTTGGTTTAGAAACGGATGAGGATATCGTTAATTCTATTCTGGATACCAAAAAAGAGAAAGCAATGCTAAATCAGTTATCTATTTCAATGAATGTTCAAAATACTCCAACTATTACTAAAGAAGAAGCAATAGAAATTTTAGTTAATAATATGCGATCTACCAAACAGTATTCAGATACTAGTCCAGAAATTAGGGCTCAACAAAAGAAAAAACATTTAATGAAAATTTTAACACAATTAATTTTGCCACATGTTAGTTCCGGAACAAATAATCCAGAAATTGACATGTTGAATAAGGCATATTATATTGGTTACATGATACATAAATTATTAAAGTGTTATCTCAAAAATAACAAAGATGTGGAAGAATATCGTGGATGTGATGACAGAGACTCCATGATTAATAAGAGAATTGAATTAACAGGAGTACTTTTGGGAATGCTATTTGAACAATTTTTCAAAAAAATGCTGAACGATTGTAACAAAATATTTAAATCCAAAAATGTAGATGATAAAAAACCTCCAAATATTATTCCACATATCAAACCAAATCCAATTGAACAGGGACTACGGCAAGCATTATCCACTGGTGCATTTGGAAGTCAAACCAGAAAAGGTCTATCGCAAATGCTTAATCGTATGAACCATTTACACTCGGCATCTTATTTAAGACGTGTCATTACTCCGACCGTGGATGCATCGACTAATAAAATGACAAGTCCTAGACACTTACATAATACACAATGGGGATCTATGGATCCATTGGAAACCCCGGAAGGTCATGTGATTCTAGTAGTAATTACTAGAAATTGGGCCTCAGTCATACCAAAAGTATGGCTAGTACGCAGATACGCGCGCAACATATTCAAATTGCGGGAACTACTTCAAAAAAATTGATAGGATTTATATATATTAAATAAAAAGTATCGAATTTAATATCGTTAAAAAAAATATAAATGACAGAAAAAGGGAAAAAATCAACAAAAAAAGTTAATTCTGGATCAAAGACAAGTAAACCACTAAAAAAAGTTAATAAAATCACCAAAAAAGAATCAGATAATAAAATTGTAAAAAAGGATAGTGGATCAAAAACAACTAAACCACTAAAAAAAGTTACTAAAACTACCAAAAAAAAAGAATCAGATAATAAAATTGTAAAAAAGGATAGTGGATCAAAAACAACTAAACCACTAAAAAAAGTTACTAAAACTACCAAACAAGAATCCAATAATAAGGAAGTTTGGAAGCCATTTCCTCATGAATTATTCAAAGAAAAATATAAAGTTTCCAATAAAGGACGCGTATGTAATATTAAAACTCGTAATATATTAGCACAGACAATTAAAAATGGTTATTGTTATTGTGTATTAATGGGACCTGAAAAAAAATTACAGTCTTTTCGAACGCATCGAGTGGTGGCTAAATTATTTGTAAAGAATCCAGACAAAGAAATTAATGACATAGTTAATCATTTGGATGGAAACAGATTTAATAATCATTATCAAAATTTGGAATGGACAACTATAAAAGGAAATAATCAACATGCGGCAGATAATAATCTTACCGGTAAAACTACAAGAAGGGTAGCCCAATATGATATGAAAGATAATTTAATCAAAAATTATAAAACATTAACACAAGCTTATAATGAAACTGGTATATCCAGTGGAGCTATTGTTGATGTATGTAAGGGCAAATGGAATCATGCTGGTGGATATCAATGGCGTTATATAGATGAAAATCCAAATGAGAAAGAGGTAGATTTAAAAAAGGAAAATTTCAAACAAGTCAAAACATTCCCAAATTATTGGATAAACAATAAAGGTCAAGTTTATAGTAAACCTTTTAAAAAATTTATGAAATTGGGTAAACATAAAAATGGCGCTTTACAAATACAATTTACGAGAAAAAAAGAAGGTGGTGGTCAAATTAAAAAAACAGTTTTAGTACATAATTTGGTTGGTATATATTTTTTAAAAAAATCAAAAGATGATAAAGTTAATTGTATGCATCATAAAGATGGAGATAAAACAAATAATAATGTAAAAAATCTCGAGTGGTGTTATGTTGGCGGTGCCAACCCCGATCTTAATATCTAAATAACTTTTTATTCCCAAATACGCATAAAAATATATGCATGATAATAATTAATCCTAATCTAAAATTATTTTCCATTTACTCCTAAGTGCACATCGAAAGGTATGCATGGTGATAGCCAACTACTATCAAAGGAAAAACGTAAATGGAAATGAAGTTAATCCGCAGGCAAGCACCTAAACCCGATAAATTGCAAGGGCATGGTGAAGCTTCAACGACTGGACGGATGTGGGCATGAGGAAACTAGCAATTTCCAGTGATTGCTTAAGGTACAGTCTACTCCCACTGGTGACAGTGCTATTGGCAAGATTAATTTGTCCGTATCATGGTTGTAATAATTATACAACAGGCGAATTAGTCGAATCAATGGGGATGATGATGTTCAGAGCAAATACTGAACCGAGTCCGGTATCAAGGCCAAAAACAGGAATAGTGAAAAATTTAGCAATGCTAGTTTCAGTTACAACTAGTATGAATGCACAAATACCGATTATCCAAAATTATTTAAATGATAAAATTATTACTTTGGAATCGGTGAACAAAAGAAAATTACATGATTATGTTAAAGTATTTATCAATGGAAATTGGATTGGTGTTACTGATAACATCATCAAAATTCATAATGATTTAAGAAATATGAGATATCGCGGAGAAATAGAAAAAACAGTAGGACTGGTATTAAATTACAGGGAAAAAGAATTTCTAGTTTACACTGAAGGCGGTAGATTAATTCGTCCATATCTTACAGTTACTAACAACAAACTTAATTTCAAACCAGAAATGTTGGATAATGTTAGTACTTGGGACGAATTCATGGCAAAATATCCAAATGTTATTGAATATGTGGATAAGGAGGAAGAACAAAATATGATGTTAGCCATATTCCCAGAATATATTAATAATGCTTACCGCATCATGACGAAAAAACCAATCAAGAATGCGGAAGATATCGATAAAATTAATCGTACAAACAGATATGATGGAAATGTTTTCCCTAGGTATACACATTGTGAAATACATCCGTGTATGATTCTAGGATTGATTTCATCAAATATTCCGTTTCCGGATCACAATCAATCACCCCGTGGTATTTTCCAGTACAATCAAGCAAGACAGGCCATGGGTTTGTATATCTCGGATTACCGAGAAAGAACGGATATTAGTTATATATTATATCATCCACAAATTCCGATAGTTACATCAAGAGCATCGAAATATACGGGAACACATATATTCCCTGCAGGAGAAAATGTTATTGTAGCAATTGCAAGCTACACCGGGTAAAGTTGTGCCCATGTCATAGCCAAAACTATGGCAAGTCCGCATTGTGGCGGGCAATGTTGTCAAATTGCGGGAACGTCTCACTAATTAGTCAAAAAAAATTGAATGAAAAAACAATATAAATACAAATAAATCGTGTTAGGGTAAAATTATTATTAAATGTCAACAAAAATCGAAACTAAAAAATGTGGTAAATGTCCAGAAGGAAAAAATATTAAACCTTTAACGGAATTTAGCACATGTAATGGTCGTTATCGTTCATTTTGTAAAAAATGCATGAACGAATTAAGTAGGCAATACAAACAAAAAAATAAGAAAAAAATTAGTAAATATAATCATAATTATAATAAAAATAATAGAAAAGCTATACAAGAACGCCAAACCAGTACAAGAAATATGAGAAAAATTAATGATTTTGGGTTTTTTATTTCTACTGAGTTAAGAAGTAAATTAAATTCTTACATCAAAAGTAATTTCAGATGTGAAACAAAATTCATGGAAAAATTACTAGGATGTGAATCAGAAATTTTTATGATATGGCTTATTTATTTATTTACGGACGGAATGTCATTTTCGAATTATGGTACATATTGGACAATAGATCATGTAGATCCTGTATCTAACTACGATTTAACAAATTCTGATGACATTACATTATGTTTTTATTGGATGAATTTACGACCATTATTAAAATTAGATAATCAAAAAAAGACAAACAAAATAAATATTAATGATCAGAATAATCATATTGATTTAATGAAAAAATTCAAACAAACTATTTTACCCAAATTTAAAACACTGACTAATTAATAATATTTTATATACCAAACTTTATCGGGAAACTAATAAGGTGGCATTAGGGAAATCTTAATGGTATGGTAAAAATTATAAAATAGAGAAAATTCGCAGCAAAACCCTAAGTTGTTATATAACAATATGGGTAGTGTTCAACGACTAGACGGCAACAGGCTTATTAATTATTAATAGGCTCAAGATATAGTCTATTCCCATTAGCAATAATGACTAAATCTAGATACTGTATATCCACACGTTCAACGTATATAATATCGAAATTTAGTGTTCAATGATACCATGAGGAAATGCATGGAGAAGAACGGTATCTTCCTGAAGTACGCAAAATACATGCCCCAGGATGAGACAACCAAGAAGATAGTTTACTAATGAATAATTCTGCTATAGAAAAAGGATTATTCCGTGCTCAAGCATTAAAGAAATATTTCGAGACAATTAAGAAAAATCCGGCTTCATCACAAACAGGTATATTTATGAAACCGGATCGGAATAAAGTGGATAATGTAAAAATTGCGAACTATGAAAAATTAACAGAAGAAGGATATGCGAAAGTAGAAACTGTTATTAAAGACGGTGATGTTATTATTGGTATGGTTAATCCAAAACCAGCCACAAAAGAAGATGAAAAACCTTACAAAGATAACTCAACAATTTATAAATCGCTGGTTCCAGGAGCTATCGATAAAGTCATTACAGGACTCAATAGCGATGGCTACCCAATTATTAAAATTAGGGCTAGATCAGAAAGGATACCAGCAGTTGGAGACAAATTCTCATCAAGAGCAGGTTATTATGGCCTGAGTCAATGCTGATACATTGGCTAGTCTACGAAACAGTAGGCAACATAACCAAATTCGGGGGACATCTTGCGAAAATCTCTAATACCAAACATTTATGGGAAACCATAATGTGGCCTTAATATCAAGAGGGTATGGTTAAAAGTTAGAGAATAGAGACAATCCCGAGCCAAAAACCTAAACTATTTGATGATTCAAATAGCATGGTTAAGTGTGTATCGACTAGACGGTTATGGGCTATTAATTACAATAAATATTAATGGCTTAAGGTATAGTCAAGTCCCACCAGTGATGGTGCTGTATTGGAGTTTTTCTGATTCTGTTTTATCTACTGTTATTAAGTAGTTGATCAGTATTACGAATTTACAGAAACAATGATCCTCAGAGGAAATACTGAGGGAAGTTTGGTACAAACGCAAAAAGGCACAGTGGGATATAAACCACATCGTGCGAATATGCCATTTAGTACATCTGGGTTAATACCAGATATAATTCTTAATCCGAATGCCATTCCCAAACGTATGACCATTGGACAATTGATAGAATGTTTGATGGGTAAAGTTTGTGCAATTAAAGGTGTATATGGCGATGCTACTCCATTTATGGGAGTAGATATTAATAAAATGAATGATGATTTAGTAGCAGCCGGTTACGAAGAATGGGGTAATGAAACCATGTATAGTGGTATGACCGGCCAAAAAATGAATACTAAAATATTTATCGGTCCAACATATTATCAGAGACTGAAACAGATGGTGGGCGACAAAGCGCATTGTGCCACTTTGGACCATGAAGTGTTAACCTTAGATGGATGGAAATTTCATAATCAGTTAAGTACAAATGATAAGGTTGCAACATTAGTTGATAATAAATTGGTCTACCAACATCCAACCAAAATACTTTATTATCCAAATTATAAGGGTGATATGTATCATATTAAAACTCAACAAATAGATCTAATGGTTACACCAAATCATCGTATGTGGGTTTCTAAAGAAGATAAATATGATTTTGAGTTAGCAGAAAATATTGTCGGTCAATATCGTAAATACAAGAAAGACACTATTTGGGATATGGCCGATTATCAATTTGTATTACAAAATGTAGGTAATTTAGATATGAATTATTGGTTAATATTATTCGGTATATGGATAACAAAGGGATCCTTAGATAATAAATCTCATCAAATATATACATACCGGAATGAAGAATGGACTACAAATGCATTAATTTCAGCTGTTGTAAAACTTGGATTTTCTTACGAACAGAGAGATGATAAAATTATTATTATCAATGATGAATTATATACATATTTAAAACAATTTGAAGATAAATCTTTGCCTAATTGGGTATGGGCTTTGAGCTCATTCCAAGCAAGGAAATTATTAGAAAGTATTGTATCGAGTAATTATACAGGAGATGTATATTTTACATACAATGTTAAACTGGCTGATGATATTATGAGATTAGCCTTACATTGTGGATGGTCTGCTGATAAATTTATACCAATGATTAAAGACACAATAGGGATTAATATCAATAAATCCAATAATAATTGTGAAGTTAATAATAGCCTCATCAAAAATGCACAAACTGAAGAAATTATTAAAGATTACAATGAACCGGTATTTTGTTTAGAAGTACCTGGTGGAGTGTTTTATGTTAGAAGAAACGGTAAAGCGGTGTGGACCGGAAATTCAAGAGCACGCGGTCCAACACAATTATTAACGAGGCGAATTGGTTGCCTCAGTCATATCAAAAGTATGGCTAGTTTGCGGGTATGCAAGCGACATAACTAAATTGCGGGAACAGCTTCAAAAAATTTTATTGGCTCCAAAGTATATTCCGAAAGGTTTATATGGTGATAGTTAACCACTATCAAAGGAAAAATGTCAATAAAAAAGAAGCCAATCCGCAGCGAAAAACCTAAACCCGTTATGCGAGGGCATGGTTAACGTTCAACGACTTGATAGTTATGGGCATGAGAGAATTTGCAATTCTCAATGATTGCTTAAGGTAAAGTCTAAACCCATCAGCGATGGTGTCATCAGCTAGGTCAATAGATCCATACCATAACTAACTTTGCCAATTTAGCAAATTAGTAGGTCTATTGGTCGAACTAGTAAGTTTATGTAACTGAAATGATGAGTTTGTTGATCCTCAATGGAAATATTGAGAGGAGAATGGTACAACTGAACCTCCAGAGGGCTCTCCGTAGGTTTATAATAATAACCTAAAACGAGTAACCCTAGTCATATCAAAAATATGGCTAGTCTGCGGGTATGCAGGCTACACGTTCAAATTGCGGGAACGACTTTAAAAAATTGAAAAAAATAAAATATATGAAAACAAATCAATAAATTATTTAGCATTAAATGTCAAAAAAAAATTCTGGTTCAAAAACAAACAAACCCAAAGAAATTTGGAAACCACATCCTATTAAAATATTTTCTAAAAGATATCAGGTTTCCAATTTTGGTAATACTAAAAATATTAATACAAATCATATTTTAAAACATTGTTTACGATCCGGATACAAGTCCCATAGTTATCAAATGGGTAATATCAAAAAATCATACAAAGTTCATCGATTAGTAGCTATGATTTTTGTAAAAAATCCGGATAATAAAAGAAATGTAAATCATATAAATGGAGATAGAATGGATAACAGAGCAGTAAATTTGGAATGGTGCACAACTTCTGAAAATAATAAACATGCTATTGATACTGGGTTGAATCCAAAAACAAAAAAAGCAGTAATATGTTATGATCCCATAACGGAAAAAGCATATTTATACGATTCTGTTTTGGATGCAAGTAAAGATACAGGTATTAGTGATGCTACCATATGTAAAGCATGTTCCATAAAAAATTCATTTGTGGGTGGTTATGATTGGTGCTATTTAGAAGAAAATCCAAATAATAAAACTGGCGTTGATTTATCAGAATACAAACAAATGGATGGATTTCCTAATTATGTAATTAACGCTGAAGGTAAAATATATAGCTTACCATACAAAAGATTTATCAAATACCAGAACCATAAAGATGGTGGAAAAATGATACAACTTACTAATATTGGAGAAAGAAAAGATTATCTAGTTCATAGATTGGTAGCAATTTATTTTTTAGAAAAAAAAAAATCTAAACATAATTCTGTTAATCATAAAGATGGTGACAAAACAAATTACGATATTAGTAATTTGGAATGGTGTTTTGTACCAGGTGTTGCAATGCCCGAGACTAAATATCATATTCCATATTACAATCCTAAAACAGCTATTAAACCACCCAAAAGAAAATCTATGAAATCTGCACCAAAAGATTTATTAACTGCTAATCCAAAAAATTTATCTAAAAAACAAAGAGGAGTTGAAAAAATTACAATTAAAATTGAACCAGAAAAAAAATACAACCAAAAAAAGAATAATAGAAGTTTAATCTTATTCATTCCTAAGTACATTCCGAAAGGTCTATATGGTGATAGCCAATTACTATCAAAGGAAAAACATGAATGAGATATGAAGTTAATCCGCAGCCAAGCACCTAAACCCATTAATGTAAGGGCATGGTGAAGGTTCAACGACTGGACGGATGTGGGCATGAGGAAACTAGCAATTTCCGATGATTGCTTAAGGTACAGTCTAAACCCACTGGTGACAGTGTTACTGGGTCTATATGACGTTAATACAGATTATCTAATCCATACCAAGGCTATGATGTATAGCAGGTTTGATTATCTAACCAGTAAGGACGAGGATTCTCAGAAGAAATACTGAGAATAGTCTGGTATAATTGAGATCGAGAGATGGCGGCCTGAGATCGGGTTTTCATTAAGCCCAAGTCAAGGAAAAAACCTTGGCTAGTCTACGAAACAGTAGGCAACACAATCAAATTCAGGGAAACTTTTGTTATGTCTCTGGTACCAAGCACTATTGGGAAACCATAGTGTGGCTTTGGGGAGTGGAACTCAAAGGTATGGTTGAAAGCTAGAGAATAGAAACAATCCTGAGCGAAACTTCTAAATATATGGATTATAATAAAAAATAATTCATATACATGAAGGACGTATATCGACTAGATGGTTGTGGGCTATTAATCATAACAAATTACAATATGTCTGTATTTTTGTATTAATGGCCTAAGGTATAGTCAAGTCCCACCGGAGACGGTGCTATTTTGGAGTCTTGTCAATCCTGTTTTAACTACTTTAATTGTAGTTGATTGACATTGCGAATTAATAGGAACAATGATCCTCAGTGAAAATACTGAGAAGAGTTTGGTATAAACGGAGATGGAAAGAGACGCGATGGCAGCTCACGGAATCGCACAATTCCTAAAAGAAAGAACAGTAGATAATTCGGATATATATTCCTGCTACATTTGTGATATTTGCGGCCTATTCGCACACAAAGTTCCAGACAAAAAATATTATATTTGTCGATCATGTGAAAATACTACGAAGGTATCAAAAATTATTGTGCCTTATGCTTTTAAGCTACTTTTGCAGGAATTAAGATCAATAAATATTCTTGGAAGAATTCGAACTGCAAAGTCGATGGTTCTTCCTGGAAGCTAAACATTAAAAATTGAAAATTAATATATTATTTTAAAAATAAAGCAATATATTAATCTGTCAATACAATACAATAAATGACATTGCCAAGTGGGTCTAAGACTTCTAAAAAAATAATAAAAAATACTGGATTAAAGACTTTAAAAAAAATCAATGAAACTAGTCAACACAAAAGAATGAAATATAAAATAATTGTAGGAATAAATAAATTAAAAGAAATAGAAACAAAAGAATTCTGGAAACCATTGCCTATGCCATTATTTAAAAATAAATATCAAATTTCGAACAAAGGACGCATACGCAATATTAAAAAAACTTGTTTCGTAAATTAAATGCGAAATGTAGATATCATAAAATAAATTTATATCATAATAAAAAACAATATACATGCAGTGTTCACCGAATGGTTGCTAAAGCATTTGTAAAAAATCCTGATCCAAAAAAATATACATGCGTAAATCATATTGATGGTAATAAATTTAATAATTTTTATCTCAATTTAGAATGGTCTACATTATCAAAAAATGCGCAACATGCTGTAGATACAAATTTGACAAAAATAACTAAACGAGGAGTAGCACAATATGATTTAAATGGTAAACTTATCAATATATATGAATCACAAAGCGCAGCAGCCAAAGCCACTGGGATAGATAGAAGATATATAAATCGTGTTTGTAAAGGAAACAAAAATAAAACAGCAGGATTTGTATGGAAAAATATAAATAATGATCCAAATGAAATGATTATCGATCTTAATAATCATAAACACATAAAAAAATATCCAAATTATTGGATAAACAATAAAGGACAGATATACAGTACAAAAACCAAAAAAATAAGAAGAACAAAACTAAAAAATAATGGCACAGTTTATATTCAACTAACAAAACCTAATCCCAAAGGTGGACAACAAATTATTGAAATACCAGTACAAAATTTAGTGGCAAAATATTATTTAAAAAAACCATCTAATAATAAATTTAATTTCATAAAACATAAAGACGGTAACAAACAAAATAATTATTTCAAAAATTTAGAATGGTATTATATGCCAAGTGTGAAACATATACTCATGATTTAAGCAATAAAGCAAATAATAAATATAACATATATTTATTATTCACCGCCACTAATAAGTTCTGCACATATTGAAGCCAAATATTCGACAACTTTGGCATGGCCATTTTTTTGTGCTAATTTTATTGGACAATCGTAATGAACACGAAAATCAGCATCTTTTAAAACTAAGTATTTGATAACTTCCAAATGACCATTTCTATAGGCCCATTTGATAGCATCACCATTATTGGCGCTAATATTAGCGCCTATAGAAACCAAGTATTCGATAACTCCTAAATGACCGTTTAATGCAGAATATCTTATTGCAAAACTATTATTCGCATGAATATTTGCATTAAGTGAAACCAAATATTTAATAAGTTCCAAATAACCATTTTTTGAAGCCCATCCCACCATATAGTCATCACCATCATGTATATCAGCACCTAATGAAATTAATAATTTAATTGTTTCTACATTATTCAAATCGTATCTTTTACCAAAAATAATTTTGTTTGATCTCCATTGATTATTATTAATTTATAAGATGTCATTTTCTTTACTGTATCTAATATTAATTATATTTGATAAGTAAAAAATATCTTATAAAAATTTGGATATTCACAGTTTTCGGAATATTAATTCCTTGCGAA